GGATACTCGTGTGCCTTCCGATAGGAGGGCAATTGACAACTATTAACGTCTACACGAGTGTGCCATATGTCAGCAAAATAACCCACAAGTGTGGGACTGATATTGATGGCGCGATCAAGTATAACCAGAATCAAAAACAGTGGTCGGTACCCGCCGTCTCGCATAGAGACATGCCGGACAATGTGCTTTTATCTCCTACCCCATTGGGGCCTTATTATACGGAGGTTAGGCACGCTGGCCTGCTTAAGGTTGGACCTACACTGGTTGGTCATACTTGGTGTGATGGTGTATATACACCAATCTACCAAACAAGCTTTTATACTTCAGGTTCACCGAACGTACCGCGCATAAGCTTTGATGCTGCTGCGTGGAATATACGGTATCTTGACGAACTAAGAGATCTGGCTTCTGATTTATCAGGGCTGATAGCAGAGATTGATGAAACTGCTAAACTTGTTTGGGACTTCGTAAACATATGTAACGAAGTTTACCGCTGTATAACTAGGCCTTTAGGCCGGAGGTGTGCACGCGCAATTCGTAGACTCAAACCGAAGAGTTGGACTAGTGTCCCCTCAGCGATCCTTATGCATAATTTTGCAATTAGACCTTTAGTAAGTAGTCTAAATGATGCTTATGAAAAGTTTTTGGATCCTAGGTTCTCGCTTACAAAGCGTGTGAAGTTTACGATTGTCCAGAATGAACCTTATGATAACGGTTATATATCTGGAATAAGGAGTCTCGTCGTAAAGACGTCTGCAGTTATTGAAATGCACGACAACGGACTTTTGTCTGCTGCGTACAACTTTGGTAATCCTGCTGAGTGGATATGGGAGCGTATACCGTTCTCATTTGTCATCGATTGGGTTTTGCCCGTCGGCTCCTTCATTGGAGCTTTTGGCACACTGTCTCGAGTTAAGTCTGGTATCGCGACTCGTTCCTTCGTGGAACGTTTAAATGGGACTACTTACGTAGCTCCCTACGGTGAAATATATTCTCGTAATATGTTCACTGGTCGTTATTACAACCGTGATGTAGTTGGTCTGCCAAGTCTGCCTGATGTTTTTAGGTATGACCCACCAGATTCGCTTACAACACTAACTTCCGCACTCTCGCTTTTAGCAGTAGTGCGTCAACGGCGTTTCCCTACATAGAGGGTTTATACTATGGCCGCAGCAGCTGATCTCGTCATTAATGACGGTCAGGCTACCCCCGTTGCTCACACGTTTAAACCAGCCCGTAAAACGGGTGAAGTGATCACGTGGGAGGAGCGTACAACAGGCAATACTCCAGCTGGCTTTTATACTTTTGCGTTTTCGCAAAATAGTCCCAAGACGGCGAAAACCGTTATTAAGACCAAAATGACCTTGGAAGTGCCTATTGAGGTACTCGATGCAGATACTGCACAGTACTCGTATCCAACCAGTGCGCGCTTTGCGTTCACTGTTATGGTACCCGTAGACGCGAGTCTAGCGGTGCGGAATGACATTGCTGCCTATGCTAAGAATTTCTTAGCTAACGCGGTGATGCAAACTGCATTGTCTACGATGGACGTTCCTTACTGATTCTCCTAAGGTGAGGTTTTCTTATGTCTGCTTTAGCAGCATTAAGGGATGCGATCGACGATGCTGACGTTGAACGGCAGCTACTCATCGCGATGTGCGAGCGTATAAATACGCCGCATTCACTTGCTATTTATATAGCAGCGGTTAGTGGTGAATGGGATCTTTACAAGGAGTTGTCTCCTGATCCTAAACATTACATGGATGCAGATGTTCTGCATACACATACGCAAGAACCCAGTAGATATTCTCCGGGAAATAACACACCCGGTCCCGTTACATTCCGTAACGATCGACAGGTATCTCGTATGCTCGTAAAGAGTAGTCTTTTAGATACTAACTGTAATAGCAAAGCTCGTGCGATTGCCTTGTTCGTAGAGATTGAGGAAAAGGTAGCCGCTAGGCACCCTACCCGTCTCTCCGCGCCTTGGCTGCTCGAGTTGAGCCATGAAGTGAATCGGATGCTGTCTTTAGACGGCAGCCAGTTTCTGACACATGATGTGTTGGAAGAGATTGTGGAAAAGGGTCGCCTGGGGCCGGGGAGTACACCAACGGTGTCTTCACGAGATCCACAATCAGAAAAATTAAGAGGTAAAACCTCTGTCAGCCCTCAGCTCGTACGTTTCGCACCTGCAATTAAAAGCGGTGTATGGGAGCAAGATCAACCTGACCTTGTCCTAGTAGAAGCCTGCGAGATCAAAACGGTACCCAAAACGGCATGGATCGATCGAACCATAGCGTCTGTCCCGGTTATTGATATGTTTTTACAACTGGGTTTAGCCGTCGTGCTAGAGAAGATTTTGCGTCGTGAGGGAATTGATATCCGCAACCAAGATAGAAACGGGAATCTGGCAAGTCGCGCACGGGATTTATCCTTAGCGACAATCGACCTGTCTAGTGCCTCGTCTTGGTTCTCAGAGCGCAACCTTGAGGATGTGTTACCTCCTGACCTGATGCATTTGCTTGACCTAATAAGGCCGCATATGTGGTTTGTGAAGGGGGACTCGAGCGTAGAAGCAGTCGAAAAGCGTCCTTATTTTAATTGGATGCCGATGGGCTGCGGTTACACGTTTAACTTGATGACCCTTTATTTTTGGGCTCTTGTGAAGACGGTAGTACCACGTTCAGCGCTCAACTTATGCTCTGTGTACGGGGACGATATTATTGTTCCCCAAAAATATGCACCGGAGCTTATCAATCGCCTCGAATACCTTGGTTTCGAGGTGAACCGTGAAAAGAGTTACCTGGATGGTAACTTTTTCGAATCGTGCGGAACGGAATGGTTTGCGAGCCATGATGTTCTCCCTTTCTATTCAAGGAAGGGGCTCAAGTCTGACGACAGCGACGAAATTGTCGGTGTTGGCATACCTTATCGCGTACAACTCGCCAATAAGCTCAGGATGTGGTCTTCACGACCTTTCGATGGGCTGGCGTGCGACAAGAAGTGGTATGGCACCTGGTGTTCCCTTACCGATAAACGGAGGGTCCCAGATCAGGCTAAACCAAAGATACCGCCACACTTAGGGGACGTTGGTCTTATGACTTCGTTCGGAGAAGCTAAAGCAGCAGTTGCTGTTGAGGTGGACTCCTGTGGTTGGGATTTGGTATATTGCATTGAGACTCTGAGGCGCAGGCAGGTTACCGTTCAATTGAACGATCCGTTTGCGTATCAGCTCTGGCTTATGCAGCGCACACGAGGTACATCCGTGGAACCAACCGGCATCCCGATGATCTGGGAAGCAGTTAAAGAACCACCTATGCGCTATGAAAAGCGCGATTCGGCAGTTTTGCGAATCGGCCTCACTCAGTTGTGCCTACGCGAACCGGCAGTATTCACCTTCGGTGAAGAACCCCTACGCGGTATTTTCGGCGCTTCTGAGACCAAGAGGGTCATCTCTCGATGGCCCAGCGGCTTTGAGTGGGTAGACACCGCTTAGCGGCACACGACCCAAACTCTTTTTCCCCTATCTTTTGGGGTGGTGGAGATTTCTCCTTAAGTCGGTATATTGCAG